AAGAGTTCAATCTCAAGCTGCTGCTGCTAAAGAGGCATATAGAAAAGCCTATGAAGCAGGTGATGCAGATGCAATGTATGAAGCTCAACAGACAATATCTAAAATTGCGTTAGAAGAAGCTAGATTAAACCAACTCAAACAAGAAAGAGAAGAAGAAGCTAAAAAAGCAGAAGTAAATGGTGCTGCGCCTGCTCCAGCACAACCTGCTCCAACAGCTCCTCCTCCAAAACCAGACCCTAGAGCAGAGGAATGGGCAACTAAAAATGAGTGGTTTGGACAAGATCAAACGATGACTTATGCTGCTTTTGGCATACATAAGACATTAATTGAAGAAGAGGGTATTGATCCTAACACAGAAGAGTATTATACTGAACTAGATAATAGGATTAAATCGGAATTTCCACATAAATTTGGAGAGACCAAAAAATCCTCTGGCCCCAGAGTCGCCTCTGCTGGAGCCACCGCCTCTAAGTCGGCATCACAAAAGGGACGCAGAACAGTCAAATTAACTCCTTCGCAAATAGCAATTGCGAAAAGGTTAAATGTTCCGCTAGAAGAATACGCTAAGTATGTAAAGGAGTAGAATATGGCTATAGATAGAACAACACGAGAAAATAAAAGTCGTGCAAATAATACAAGGAAACAACCTTGGCAACCTCCAGCGAAGTTGGATGCACCTCCAGCTCCAGATGGATTTGAACATAGATGGATCAGAACCTCCATTCGTGGTGAAGATGATAAATCAAATGTTTTTTCCAGAATGAGAGAAGGATGGGAACCAGTTAGGGCAGACGAATATGGTCCCGAAGCTGATAAGTATCCAGTGATAGAGGAGGGTAAAAACAAAGGAATTATTGGTGTCGGTGGTTTAATGTTGGCACGAATACCCACAGAAACGGTACAAGAGAGAACTGAATATTTTCGGGATCAGACCCGCAATCAACTAAAAGCCGTGGATGAAAACTTGATGAGGGAACAACATCCCTCGATGCCTATCAGTGTTGATAGGCAAAGTCGTGTAACCTTCGGAGGGAAAAAATCCTCCGATTAACTAATGAAGGAGCAATAAATGGCTAATGCAAATGTAGCTTTCGGATTTAAGCCTGTAGGAATGCATGGTTCAAGTCCAGCGACTCAAGGTACGAGTCAATACTTTATTGCTAGTGATGCTTCCGCGATATTTCAAGGTTCACCAGTCAAAGCTGAATTAACTGGTGGAACTATTCAGATCGGATCTGCTTCTGGTAACGGAGACCAATTAGTTGGTATCTTTGCTGGATGTGAGTATGTGGATGCAACCACTGGCAAGTTAAAGTTTAGTAATACATGGCCTGGTTCAGGATCAGCTAATACTAACTTTGACATCAAAGGGTTTGTGTATGACAATCCAGCACAGAGATTTATTATCGCAAGTGATGGAACAAACACCGACAGAGCAACTGCTAAAGCAGACATCTTTAAGACTGCTGATATAGCAAGTGGAGCAAGTGGTAATACTACAACTGGTATTTCTTCTGCTGTATTAGATATATCAACTGCTGAAGATACAGATACATCAAACTGTGTGATGATTTTAGGTATCCACGAAGATGTAACTAATGCTGATCACAGTGCCGCTGGTGTTTCATACATAGTTAAAATCAACAATCATGCGTTATTGTCTTCTGACGCTGACGCTACTGCATCTTAAGGAGGGTCTAGTATGGCTATTTCAAGAGCACAACTCGCCAAAGAGTTAGAGCCAGGCTTAAACGCCCTCTTTGGTATGGAGTATAATAGGTATGAAGGACAACATGCAGAAATCTACGATACTGAGTCATCTGACAGAGCATTCGAAGAAGAAGTAATGTTAAGTGGTTTCGGAGCAGCACCGACTAAGCAAGAAGGTTCTGGTGTCACATTTGATGACGCAAACGAAGCTTACACTTCAAGATATAACCATGAGACTGTAGCAATGGCTTTCTCAATAACAGAAGAAGCTGTAGAGGATAACCTTTACGACAAGCTTTCTGCTCGTTATACAAGAGCACTTGCTAGATCAATGGCACACACAAAGCAAGTAAAAGCTGCAAACGTATTAAACAATGCGTTTACTGCTGGAGCAACTGCTGGTGGTGATGGTAAAGCATTATTAGCAACAGATCACCCATTAACAAATGGTGGAACTTTCGCTAACGAGCCAACTGTCGCAGCAGACTTAAACGAAACATCTTTAGAAGATGCTTTAATTAAGATTGCAGGTTTTGTGGATGAGAGAGGATTAATTATCGCTCTAAGAGGAATGAAA